CGAGAGGTGAGTGTAGATCTTTTGGGGGAAATCAACACATCACTAAAATCTAATTTAGTGTCTTCAAGTATTCTCATTACTCCTTCCGAGTTTAAATTATGTACATATTAATTAAGTTGTTATTATATTTATAAATTAATAATGGCCGTCTTTAAAATAGGTTTGATTAATTCTAGCCAATTCTTCAGTCACTTTATCTAATTCTTTTTTTACCTTTTCATATTGTTCTTGATAGTAATCTCGTTCTTGTTCTATTTCTAAAAATTCAGATAAGTGATCTTCTTGTGAGTGCATTTATCTCCTAATCTCTTATTTTTCTCGAACCCCTGCACCGTGCATCGCAATCGGAATGATTATATAATACATCAAGATAATCTTTAATAGAATGATCTAAACCGTCTGTTTGTAAAATACCTCTTTCTTCATGAGTTTCGCTCCATGATAATGTTTCAATATCAATTACTACCCCTGAGTGAACATAAGGTAAGGGAGGTAAAAATGGAATAGGATCGTTTTTATCAACTACTCGCCAATGTTGAGGAGAATTAAAAGTAAATCTAGTACTGACTTTTGGGCTTCCGAAAGTATAAATTTGAACATTGTGTTTCTTTTTTCCATTTTCATCTTTAATTGAATGTAGCCATAATCCTATGATTTGTGCTATTGCACCACCTAAAGAATGTCCTGTCAAATATACTGTATGATCTAAATCATAATTTTTTACAATATCACGATGTATAACTTCAGCTGCGTCTCTAAAACCTCTATGAAGTTTTGCATCTAATCTCCTATCGATAAACGGTCTTGCATCGAGATCAGATAATACATTTTTCCAATTTGCTGTACCTCTGAAGATGAGAATAGTAACTCCATCTTCTTGTATTACAAAATAAGAAAATTGATCTTTTTTAATACGATATTGGTCTGAAATCATTTTGTTCAAGCCATAAAATTCTGGCTCATCTGGTGATACTTTACCATCAGCAAATATTCCCTTATCAGTATAAATGAGTTTAGAATATTCACCCATTTCAATAAGAGAATCTAACGTTACTGGTAATGTACTCCTATCTCCACTTTCTCCATCTTTCCATAAAAACAAATTTGTAATAGAACATCCACTAAGAAGTAGTATCGCCCCTATTATGATGTGTTTCCAATTCGTCTTTCTTTTTCCAAGCAGTTGCACCTAGTATGGCTCCAAATGATAAGTGAAACATCGCTCCTGCCCCTAATGTAAGGGGAGTCCACCTAGTCACTTTACATTCCACACCTACAGGATATCTTTCCTTATCGTTGCAATGCTCTTCCATCTTAATATTCCATACCAAAGGAGCAATAAAAAAATCAACTAGGCAGATGAATAGATACACTATACCCGCCCAGTCTCTCCAATGTCTATTGATAATTTTATTAATTTTCAAAGGATTCGCCTTCAAAATTATTTACAGGATGAGGTCCTCTCGTCCTTCGCAACTCCCTTAGCCCTGCATCCACTTGTGTTTGTAACTGTGTCATTTTAATTCTCATATCAACTATCAAATCTTCTAGTTTCTCTATTTCTGATGTATGTTTATCAACATCCGTGTTAATTTGAGGTATATCAGAATATTCAATTTTATGTATCTCTTTTTCTACATCCAGAACGGTTACAAATAACCACGTAATGCTACCGATTAATGCTGCGGTAACTAATGGCAAAGCGGCTTTGAAAAGTTGATGTTCAGCAACCGATTGCATTGTTTGTACTGGCATTAATCTTTCCCCGCCGAATCTAAAGCCTTATCTAGTTTAGAGAAAACTTTCTTCTCTAAATGTGGTAATAGTCTAATTCCGGAATAACCAATAAAAAATGCGATTGCCAGTGCTGTCATTGGGCCAAACTCAAACCATTCCATTAATGCGGGTATAAAAAATTCCGCAGCGAACCAACCCACAATGGCTGCAACGGCTAGGTTTTTAATTTCCCAGATCCATCCCATCCATTTGTGTACTAATCCATTAGTCAATCCCCCAAGTGTAGATGCGAATACGCAACACCATTTGGCTCCGAAAATTGCTAACATTGTTTCCATTTATTCTTCTCCCTTTTTATTATTTTGCTTTAAAAGCTTTTGGAGATCTGCCGTACTCCCAACAAATAATGCATTTGTTACATTTTGTGGGGACTTGACAAGATCATCCTTAACTGTTTGCATTGTCTTATGTAAACCAATGAGTTCTTTGTTCGCATTGGTTAACTTATCTATTAATTGGCCCACTACTTCATATGCTCTGGGGTGCTCCGTTTCCTTAGCAATCTCAAGTAGACCATCCATGGCATCAGAACCTCTCTCTATAATATTATAAAGATTTTCTCGTGAATATTGAAAGTCAGTATCAGAGTCATCTTTATTTGTTTTTGGCGGTGACACTTTTTCTGTAGGCAACTTTTCTACATTTGGCGCAATTTCAAAAACTTCATTTAATTTATCATCAACATCTTTTGTTGATAATGGTTTATCGATCGGATCATATTCTTGCATCACTTAACTTTCATAAATTTTTATTACCAAGCGATTGTACATCTAAGCTTGGTGAACTATCTAATCCTGTTGCAGGATCAAATTCTACGCCTTCCGCGAAAAAGTCTCTTGTTTCGGTTGGTTCAATACTTTCAGAGGTTTCATCAACATTTCCTACAGTTGTAGTTATTCGAGATTTAACCAACGCTTTATTTCTATCTGTCCTTACTGCTTCTGTCATAAATTTTGAAGTGTCTTCATTTACGAGATAACTTCTTTGAGAAGCAAAAACATTATCTGTTTCTAATACAATATATTCCGGATCTATATCGCCTGGCACCGTTACATGTGGTATCACATGAAAATTAACAATAGACGTCCGAATAAGTTTAGTTGATTCATCATCACTTCCATCTCCGAAACCCTTTCCTTTAATATTTGGATATAGAAATCCTTTAACGGTAAAATCTAATGTCCATATTAAAGCTCTCCGTGATAAGAAATCTCCCTCATATGAATCTTCAACATTAACACCACCTAAAACAATCGGTAAATCTATTTTAATACCCATTGTGGGAAGTGCATTAATCGTTACTGTAAAATCCGGTTGAAAAAATGGTAAAATTTGTTCAATAATTTGAGTACCATCATCAGCATTTTTTACAAAGATATTTAGGGCAAATGCGAAGTCATATGGTACCGGGCTTTTAACAACTCCAGTTTCTCCTTTATATCTACTTGTTCTATTATGAAGGGGATGCAACATTCTCTCGGGACTATAAGACATTGAAGTCATATCGAAGCCCATCCTCGGCAATTGCATCCCCACCTTTTTATCTAAATTTGCATCTCCGGAAATCCTTGTCAAAAATTTTTGTTTAGGTCCGTAAGCTAGGGGTACTTTTATTGTCTCTATTACATTGCCAGAACTATTTCTTCTTTGAATGTTTATATCATTGAAAAGTGTTCCGAACACAGCTACGTATTTTCTTACTAAGCCATGATACCAATATTGTCCTATCATTAAAATGATCCTTCACTAAATGGATTTCCTTCGCTGAAATCAATAATACCATTTGCTGTGGTTTGAATTACTTCGTTCTTTGATTGATCATTAGTTTGTGCAAATTCTTTTATTACACTACTCATTTTTGCTGTTACACCGGATGATTGTCCTGTTATTGTTTCACCATTTGTAAATGATCCTACTATATTTGTAACCTTTATAATATAATTATCATCTTGTGTTGATAATTGTAACACTTCGGCCGAGGCCCCAGATTGAGCTCCAACTATAGCTTCGTCTTCTGTAAATATCCCTGAGGCATCTGTATAAAAATAATCTACTGAATAAGCGTTTTCCACTTCTACTTGATCTATTTCTTCAACACCAGTATCAATATCTTCACCACTATATTCAAAGAATTCACAAGATAAATCAAAAACAGGTAAATTTCCTAATTGATAAAAAATAGCCTGATGTTCAACGAATTGTATTTCAAACATTTTCGAAGCTGTAGGGAACCAAATTAGATCTCCCTCGAGTGGCCTTATCGAAAGACCTAAACCCTTCCAAGTGCGTCTTGCGATAGTGAAGGTTACTTGCTCTCGAATTTCTAAACCAAATCTACCAATAAAGGCACCTTCTCCTTCAAATCCATCTAAACTTTTAATATACATTTCTACCGGATAAGCCGATTCAAAAGATGAAGTCGGATCCTCACCGAAAATATTATCTACATTATTTAATTTTCTAGGTAAATAAGAAACTTCATGCCCGAAAATTTGAATAGATTCAACTATCAAATCTTCATGAAGGTTTTGTTCATTTACGTGATCGCGATGTGAAAAGTAATTATTCAGCGCCATGTTTTTCTTTTTCGCCCGTTATTCTGATTCTTAAAATTGGTTTGCCATTAATAGTAATATCACCTTTTTCATTTTCACCAATATCTTTTACTACTATTCTTTTATTTTTAAATTTACCACCCAAAACTACATCACCTACTTCTATAGGCAACTTAATCGCTTCAGCTATAAATTCTCGAAATGATTTCATATTACCCTGTCATAAAATCATCAGGTAATTGATACTTCGTAAAGATTTCATCATCTAACATTTGCAATTCCGTTACTGCATCATCATAAATTTGTCTACCATTTAAAGTAGTTCCGCCAGGTAATTGTAAACCTTCAAATTTTATTAAATTAGATCCCCATTGTCTTTTAAATAATGATGTTGTATATTTCTTTAACCACATATCATTATAAGCTTCTGTATAAGTTTCGGGATCTAATCTTCTATAAACTTCAAACATTAAATATTTACCAACAGTTAATTCTGTATCCCAATCAATATCGAGATATAATTTATTTGTATGTCTATTAAATCTAAATGATGGTGATTGATTAAAAAGATTTTCTATTAAATCTAAATGTTGCATTGCCAAAGTGTAACCGGTAAGCTGTTGTTTACTTAAATCAAAGATATCATTTAATCTTAATTGATACCTTATATCAAACATATTAATGTTTCCGGTAGATGAATCTATAGGAAAAACTTTAATAATACTAATCATTTCATCGCCCACAGTAAGATATTCATTAGTTTTATCTGATGCTGTGACTTGATGTTTTAAGTAAAGTTTTTCAGACCCATCATAATGATAATCATTATAGACTTGAATAGCTTCATCTAACCTATCCTCCAATTGATCATCATCTACATTAATTTCAACGACAGGATGGCCTAATTGTCTAAGACAATAATCTTTAAGTTGTGTACGGGTTTGAGGTTTTGCCATAATAAGATTCCTACAAATTGATTAGTTTTATATATTGTATTTATCTCCACGGCGGTCCTGAGATCCAAGATACTAAAGAATATCGAATTCCTTTGGTAACTGGCGTAATTTGATGTTGGGTATAACTAGGGAATATTACAATATCACCGTATTCAAACCGCATTGTTCGTGGTTCTTCTTGATTATTTAAGATTATTTGTAAATCTCCTCCTTCAAATGATCCTACATTTAACGGTGTTGTAATAGATAATTTTCTTACATTTTGATGTTTTTTATTTACTGAGCCGAAATCATCATCAGTATGCCATATATAATATCCCCCTTCTAGATATTTTGTATATTGGACATTAATAGATGAATAATCTAAATCAAAATTATATCTTTTATTTTCTTCTATAAAAATTTCTTTAAGCTTATAAATTATTACTTTTTGTAAATCTGTTAAATTAAGTTTCCAAATATCCCATAAAAATACATCAGATACTCTAGCACTTATATTATTATTTACAGTCGTACCAGGGACAGCTTTTTCATCTAATTCATTAATAATTTTTTCAGCATTATTTTTAAACCACTTAGAAGGAACTCTTATATAATTTGGTGGTCTAATAATTGGAGAATTAGTTTTTGATATTATGGACACCAGCGGGACCTACTGCTAAATTTTCTTTTATTTGCGGTCTTATTTTCATTGTTGTAATTTCTTCTTTAATCCCTTCCCACCATTCAGATTTATCATTTTTATCTCCGGCTATAAAACAACCTTCGCTCCAAGAATGTAAATTAAAATCTTCTTCTAAAAGCATATCAGACATTGTATTACTATGAATTACAAATGCAATAGTGCATCGAAGATCTTCAGCGCCGGCGCAGTGCCAAGTATAACCAGTACGAGAAACTTCTTTATGCCCGAACCAATCAAACGACTTTACATTCCAACCAATGTGATCCGGAATATCATATTTTAACATTTCACCTTCTGGGATATATCTTTTATATCTAAACATACCTTTACCCGTTTTTGACCAAGTAAATATTAAATTTCTTCCCGGCACATCGGCGTTAGTATGCCACCCCAAATAACCTTCTGCAGGATATATAGAACTTAAAGCTTGTTTTCTAGCGCCTATTCTTTTACCTAAACTAGCACATAAGTCTGCAATTTTTCTATGTCTATTTCTTGATTCTAAATCTAACATTAAGTCATGTATTTTTTGATGCCATGGTGGACCAGGTCTAAGTAGTTTTTTATATTCAGCCAAATAATCATCACTGATTGCTTCTTTCCAATGAGGCCTATTTTCTCTCCTAGCACCTATTCGTATTTTATCTTCTTCCAAACTATTAAGATATTCTCCTAAATTTTGAAGAATGTCTAAAATTTCAGAATCATTACAATATTTTGAAATATGTTCTATATGGTTCATTCTCGGCCATTTTGATATTGTCTTTTAAATAATAAACAAGAATAATCGTGAAATATAATTTCGTCTCTACTTATGTTTTCTCTTTCTGGATGATATCCAATTATCCAATTCCATTTAGCATCTTCTCCAGTATACCAATCATCTGTTTGAGGAGTGCATGGTGGATCTCCTCCGAATATCCAATGCCATTTAATATCTGGACGATACCACGGATCATCTTTTCTTATTACTCCCAACATCAAATGTAAAGGAAATTGATCCCATCCTCTTGTTTCCCAATAAGGGTATTTACCGTCCCATCTTAAATCCCAATCATGATGTCTTTTCCATAACCAATTATCCCACCATTGTTTCATAAAAGAAATCATTCTATCAGATTTCCTATATAAACACATTCCACCGTGAGGTACTTTTAAATTATTTTTATCCCACCATGTTGCAGCTGCAGCATATGTTCTAATTTTCGTCCATGCCATATCATATCCATCTTTTATTCCTTTAAATACTTCAGGGGCTCTAGGATTAACGCATACCATGTCCGCGTCAAGATAACATGTAAGATCAAAAGGGGTATGTTGTAAAGCTAATAATTTAGCTCTATTAGAAGGAGGCATCCCTCCGTGAACCTCATCGAATATATGGTTGCCAGGATCAGATACCCATTTATCTTCGGTATATAAAACTATGGGATGATCTGGAGCAAATTCTCTCAGACTATCAGCTAATTGTTGGGCAGCTGTGTGATATGGTTTAAAATTAGACGCACATAATAAAAATCCTTCG